AGGGCAGCGCCGCCTGCCGCCACCGAATTGTCGAACAGGTTGGTGCTGGCCGTGGTGAAGCGTTTCTTGAAGCCGTTGGCTTCGCGTGGGTCCACGCTCGAATCGCCATTGATGATGACGCGGCTGGCGTTCTGGGCCATGGCGATCATCTTGGCGCGTTCCTGGCGGTAACGCCGCTCAGGGCCCGCCATGTCGACAAGGGCGCGGTCAACCTTGATATATTCATCCATGAGGAACACGCCTTCCTCGCCCATGTCGAATTTGCCGGTCGATTCATTGCCTGCCTCGTTGAAGGCGCGGTTGGCGACAGTCGGCAGCTGGGTGAGGCGCTCGAAGCGGAACTTGCCCTTGGTCGCGGCCCTAATCGGCATTGCCGCCAGAAGGTCCGAGGTTTCCGTGAAGGTTTCAATGAACACGCGCTCAAGCGAACCTTCCTCAAGTCCCTTGGCATATTCTGCGAGCGTTACGGCCTGTGCATAAACTTGAGCAATCATTTCAGTCCCCTATCATTTTGCGTGATTACGCAACCTTCCGTGAATGTGCGTAGTGAATCCGTTCAATCGGGCTCATGGCGTTGTAGTCGGGCTTGCCCGCGTTCCCGTTGTTTGGAATGGGCGCCGAAGCGATGGTGGAGCGCAGCAGCGCTTCGTAGGATTCCACCTGTTCAGCCGTCACCAGCCCATTGATCAGCGGTGCCGCCCTGTCGCCAAGCCTGCCGCTCAATGCGGTTTTCACCGCGTCAATCCTTGCCTGCCCGGTGTCGCCAAGCTTGGTCCGCTCAGCCGCAATATCCGCCTTGAATTGATTGGCCTTGGCAATCTCGGATTGCGCCTGGATAGCCACCAGCTCGTTCACCATGCCTTGCGTCGCATTGTGCTTTTTCGCCCATTCCTTGACGGGCTTTGACATCGGATGGTCATCATTGACCTTGAGGTCCATGCCTTCGGGGACCTCAACGCCCTGCAGTTCAATCTTGTAGGCGCCATCCTTCGGCACGTCCTGCTGGCGCACATCGAATTCGGCTTTGAAAGCGCGCAGCGCTCCCACTTCCGAATTGAGTTCAGGCCATTTGACGGAATTTGTCTTGGCATCCCACAGCCGGTCATCAAGCCCCTCGGGCTTTGCGCCCGCAACAGGAGCCGCAGCGGGACTAGGCGTCGGGCTTGTAGCTGGCGGCTGGGCCCCGCCGTCGAGAGGCGAGCTTGCCGATGGCAATGGCGCGGCTGCCGCCGGGGTCGGCGATGCTGCTGCCGGGGCTGCTGCCAAAGGCGCTGCCGCTGCTGCTGGTTCCGCTGACTGGTAAACTGGTTTCGGTAGTAACACGCTCAAATTCCTCACGGCCTGTTTCAATCAAATCGTGAGCCAATTTCCTGCGTCCCCACTCGGCTTGCAACGCACTGGCATCGAAGAGCCGCTGAGGCACAACTTCACGCACGTTTTCCAGCGCTTCCAGCAGCAGTTTTCCGTCTCCCGGCTGAGGCGCATCGCGCAAAATCCGGCCTACCGCCTCACGCACAATTTGCTCCTGAAAATGATGCTTCATTGAACCGGCCTGCCGCCCGCGTTGTTGGCCACATTGAGATCGCCTTGCGGAATGAACTTCTCCAGCAGCTCCTTGAGCTTGCCCGCGTCGTTGAACACCACAATTTCATCGCCGAGCTTGGCCTTGATGTTCTTGAAGGTTGTGGGTGCGTCAAGCAACGCCTGCGCCTGCAAGCCGCCGAACTGCAGCATGATTTCCAGAAGCCTCACCGCAGTCTGGACTTCCTGCCACTCCTGCCCCTTGATCGCCGGATTATAGGGTTCAAGCGCTCCAATCCCGTCCGGCAGCTTTGTGAGCTTTCCCTGCGACGTCAGGATGAACTTGAAGCGCTGGAAATACGCCATCGGCCCATCCCGCCAGAACCGCTGCCCCACCAGCCCGATGCGCTTCTGCATCTCGACAATCTGGTCAAGCCACTGGCTTGCGGTCGGCGGCGTCTTGCCAAGCTGTTCCGGACGGTCGACAAACCACAGCCGCTTTACCGACCTTTCCACATCAGCCCAGGTAATCAATGCCGTGTTCACGTCGCCCTGGAAATACAGCGGCACGAATTCATCCTTGGTCGTGCCCGACGCATGGGGATAAGCCGTGCCGCTTTGAATGCCGCCCTCAAAATTGATCACCCCGTCATTGGGATAGGAGAAACTGGGGGAAGCCGCCTGGTCGGCGCGGTCCTGCACCAGTCCCGACAGCGTATCCAGAACCCGCAGGTAGGGCAGCGCCTTCAGCGCCGGGCCATCGCCCCATGGGCTGTCGGGATTGGGCGACCATGGCGTCACCACCAGCGGGCATGAGCCTTCGCCAAGCAGCGTCTCGTAATGCACGAACGTCTTGTCAACCGTCACCACATAAAACCATTCCTCGGTGCCCCGGTTGTCCCAGTTGCGCCAAAGGCCCCTCACCAGTTCCAGCATCTGGGCCGGTTTTGCCCTGATCTTGGCAGCTATCGTGGCCGGAATTTTTGCAGCCAGTGAGCCGAGATTGGCGGCGATATCACGCCCCATGACCTGTTCAACCACAAAGCGCGGCCCGATTTCCCCGTCAGGCCCCAGGTCGATTTCCAGCTTGCGCAAAGGTATCGATCGGCAGGCCGGATTCCGCGAAAGCTCGCCCTCGTCAATCCACATGGCGACAACGCCGATTGAAAGATCGGGTTCAAAGCCTTGGTAAGCCACAGCATCAAAGTTCGATGAACGGATTGTCGACAGAATCTGCTTGTCATCAGCCTCGACCTGCTCCTTGATTTGATCCCAGATTTCGTCAGGCAATGGCCCCTGGCCGCGCTTCACCCACGGAAAATTCGCGGGCATGAAGGTGTTGATCACCAGCCCGGCGAAATCCTGGCTGCAGTCCATGCCAACCGTCGTCTGCAATTCCGCCACATCGTCGGGAACGCTTTTCCTGTCATAGGCGTATTGCGACTGGACTTCCCGCGAACGGCGCGGATTGGTGAAGAAATACCCTTCCATCAAATCCTGCACGATATACTGCTTGCGTTCGCGCGCCTTGGCCAGGCGGTCATGGCAGTCCTTCGCCCAGTCCTTTTCCGTGGGAGCCGCAGCTTGCGGGGATTTTGCCACTTACAGGCCCTTGCCTGCCATACCGGCAACGCCGTAGCGTGAAACCAGCTCGCGCGTCCGGCTTCCCACATCGCCCTGGATTGCCGTCACCTTTTGCGCCAGCGCATCAGCCGCAGTTTTTGCCTGTTCCTTCTCAAGCGCCTTCTGCTGCTTCGACTTGCCGCCGAAAGCCATGCTGATCATTTCCGTCATATCCGTCTCCCGCGATGACAATCTCGCCGCCGTTCGCCATACAATCCCTGAAAAGCCCATCGGGAAGCAACGCACTGGACCTCAGCCCTATCACATGCGCGGTGAGCGGCACGCACCACAGCCCCCAGGCCCAGCCTTTCGACATGCCTGCAGGCACCTTCACCACCACCGCGTCACGCGAAGCCTCGGCCAGCCAGTCGTCAGCCCCGTCATTGGCGCAAATTGAAACCGCAGTTCCCGAAAGCGCCGCGAATTCCACAAAAAGCCATGCCTGCCGTTCAGCGATAAACGTCATGGCAAGGCAGTGCTTGAACTTTCCCGGAACCCAGTTGGCCCAACGCATCGCGGACTTTCTCTTGAACACCACAAACCATTCACTGGGAATGACCATCACCCCGCACGCCGCCGCGAATGGACATGCCGAACCTTCACCGGCATGGGCCGCGATCCCAATTGGCCGCCAACCGTGTCGCCAAACGCCATGTGGCGCCCTTCGCCGGCGCCCAGGAACAAATACTGCAATGCGTCGCAGCGGTGACTAAACTGGTTCTTCTCGGGTTCTTCGCTATACCGCGACGTGCCGGAAATCTTCCGGTAGTGATAACCGCCAGCCATGCCCATCACCAGAATACGGCAGCGCGGCGAAATCAGCACGCGCGGCTTGCCATCCCGCATTTCATTCAAAACCGTCGACACCACATCAATGCGCGTCCGGATATTGTTGTTCTTGACCGGAGCCGCCTCAATCATGA